CCGCGATCACGGTGCCGGACGGACCGTCCCAGTCGGTGACCGGGTACTTGCCGAAACTCTGGCCGCGGGGATCGGCGACGGAGTACGTGCCCTGGCCGGGCGACTTGACGCCGATGATGGCGCCGGATGTGTCGGTCCAGCGGCGCACGCCGTACTGCTGGTATTGCAGGGCGTTTGCCGGCGCGCGAGGATCCGCGACTGAGAACCGCCCGTTCATCGGGCGGCTCGCGCCGGCGACAACGCCACACGAATCGCCCCAGTGATTCACGCCCAGGACGCCCCGGTGGTACTCCGGCACGATGATCAGATCGCGCAGGTAGCCGTCCTCGACGGCCAGGTCATTCAGGCTGCGCCAGTCACTGCCGGCGCGCACCAGAGCGAGGCGCACCCAGGTCTTCCACTGCAGTGACGGCACGCGGTGCATCGGGCCTGCAGCATCGATGTCGCCCGGCAGCGGCATGCGGCCGAGGATGTCGCCGACGGCGCGGAGCGACTTCTTCTCCGGCTCGTACAGGAAGGGCGGCACTTTCTCGACGTGCCGCGCGACAAGCAGGAAGCGCTTGCGGCTCTGCGCCAGGCCGCCGAGTTCGCCGCAGTCGTGAGTGGTTTCCGCCACGGCGTAGCCGAAGCCGCCGAGCAGGCTGTTGATCTGGTCCAGCAGGTGCCGGCCGCGGCTGGCCAGGCGCGGGACGTTCTCGAAAACGATCAGCGGCACAGGGTCATCGGCCCAGGCTTCGCCCATGAGCCAGATGCAGCGCAGCGTCAACTCGTTCAGCGCCTGGTACTTCGGGGTCAGGCTCATCTTCTCGGAGAGGAGGCCAGAGGCGCCCTTGCAGGGGCTGGAGATGAACACCGCGTCCGGGCGCTTGCCCTGGGCGGCGCGGCGCACATCCTCGGGGGTGGCCTCACGCCAGCCTGCCGGCGGCTCCTTGCCGTGGAACCGCACGTACTGGTCGCGTGTGAAGAGGTCCAGCAGGGTGCCCGGGACGCCGGCCAGGCGCTCGAAGTCGCGCAATCCGGCCGGGTCCACGTCGATCCCGCCGAGGCAGACCCATTCGGCCTCGACGTTGCCGACCCGCGGGCGCGCCCGGTTGAAGCCGGCGGCGCCGCCGCCCAGGCCGCAGCAGAAGTGGAAATGGTAGAGGGTGCGCTTGATCATGCGGCGGGTTCCTTGCATTCACGGTCGACCCGGTCGATTTCACGCAGCAATAGGGCTATCGCTTGCAGCAGGTTTCCCCGTCGGTCGGTGGGGTGAAACTGGTCAGCGAACCAAGGCCAGATGTTGATTCGGTGGCCGCCGACGTTCTCAAGGTGAGTGGCGCCAACTGCATAGCTGATTGCCGCCTTCACAAGTTCGCCTCGGCGATGCTCGTCGTCATTCCTCTGGTTGAAGTCTTCTGCCTCGATGTGCTTGAGGTAGGCCGCTGTCGCATCCCGGAGCGCGACGGGCGGGACGAACACCTGCAGCAGTCGATCGAGCTTGTTGAGCTCGTCGACCGTCTGCTGGGTGGTCATGAAGCTCCCGTTTCGATAGATCAGGCGGGTGGCGCCTTCGCTTGAGAGCGTGTAGGTAGGCTTGCGCATTGCGTGCTCCAAGGGCGCCATCGCTGGCGCCAGATCGATGGTCGCTATTTGCTGATGCCGATGAAAGGAAGCGGGGAGCCGCTGGCCATGTAGGTGGGCAGCTTGCCGTCCCACTTCTCGACGGCGTTGAGGGTCACGACGTCGGGGTTCGAGCGCAGCGCCTGGGCGCGGATCTCGATCGCCTTCGCATCGGCGGTGGCCAGGGTCAGCTTCGCGTCCGCCTCGCCTTGGGCTCGGGCGCGCTCCTTGTCGGCTTCGGCCTTGGCTTGGGCGACCTCGTTACGGCGCTGCTCGGCCATCTGAGTGGCCTGGATCTTCGCGTTGAGGCTCTGCGTGACCTGCGGCGGGAGGACCAGGTCGGATGCGTAGTAGATGCGCTCGATGTTGATGCCGATGGGCGCCACCTGGTCGCGCACGCGCTTCTCAACGGCCAGCAGCAGGTCCGCCTTGCCGGCGCCATAGACGCTCTCGACTGGAAGCTTCGAGGCAACATCGTTGAAGGCATCGCGCACCATGTTCCGCAGGAACTTGTTCGTGATTTCCTCGATACCCGCCCGGTACTTCTGGAACAGCGTCGTCACCTTATCGGGAGATACCGAGTAGGTGATGCCGACGGCGCCGCCGACCTTCATGCCCTCAACGGTCTGGAAGCTGATCGCTTCCTCGCCGCCCCAGGTCTCGGTCTGCGTGAAGGTCGGGAACAGGTAGAGCTCCTCGTTCACGCCTACCCAGTAGCGCCCAGTTCCGACCTCACGCGTCTCCACACCCTTCTCGGAGCCGTAGAGATTGACGATCACGCCGACGTTGCCGGCAGGCACCTTCGAACAGCCCGCCAGGACGGCGAGCAGGCACAGCATTGCAGCAGCGGGAATCCGCTTCATTGGTCTTTCTCCTTGCTGGTGGTGGCCGCTTGTTCGCGGCGGGTGTTGGCGAGGTGGACGCCGAGGCAGACCGAGGCGATCAACCAGACGCCAGGGATGGCGAATCCCGCGAAAACCAGAACGTCGTCGCGACTGCTGACCAGGGCCGGCCCAATGCCGCCCACCAGGGCGACTGACAGTCCGGCATAGGCCAGCAGCGCGATACAGATCAGGAAGAGCTTCCCGGGCTTGATGAGAGGTTTCTTGTCCATGCTTTCCTCCAGGCAAGCCGATGGCCTGCCGCGGTTGTTGGCTTTCGCGAAAATCGGTTGATTACTGCTGGGCTGCTTCGGCGCGTTCGGTCTGCCGCGTCAGATCAGCCCTCTCTGTTGCAGGTCGTTCAGTTCTGCTTCAGCAAATGCGGCCGCTGCCTTCAGGTCTGCCACCGTAAGCTCGTCGACCGACTTTCCCAGGCCCTGGATGTGCCGGGCGAAAGCGCGCTGTGCCGGCCCGTTGTAGCCATGGCAGAAGTCGGCAGCGGCGCGCAGTTCACCGTCGAGCTGTAGCGCCAGGATGTTGAGAGGATCGTTTCTGTCCCAGGCCATGATCACGCCACCCAGGCCACGCCATCGCGGCGAGCAGTCAGGCGAGTTTCGATCTTCCTTTCGCCGCCACGACGGCTGCGCATCATGTGGTCATCGTTGAGCAGTGGCTGACCGGCGACGAGGAAGGCAAGGGCGATCACGGCGGGCGAGATAAGCCCGCGGCGGATTGCTTCCGCTACCAAAGGTGTGCGCCTGTAAACTCCGAGCTTGTGCATTACGCTCTCGAGCCTGCCTTTGATGGACCTTGGCGAAAGCCCATCCCGGCGCGCGATCTCCTTGTCGGTCATGCCGGATGCCAAGCTCAAAAGACAGGCGAGTTCTCGCTCTGCAAGCAGCGCTCCGCTCGACCCTTTCCATGCTCCAATTTGGATGACACTATCCATTTACGAGTACCATTGGTTCCGCTTTTTTTGTAGATTGGACCGTTGGTTCCCTTGTGTCAAGTACCAAAAGTACTTTCTCGATGCGAGAAAAAGGGCGCAGATAGCGCCCTTTGTGTCAATTGTAAAATGTGGCGGACCAGAACACTCTTCCTAAAATGGACAGCTCGGCCTGCACCATCTGCTCCAGTGTGTACTCTTCGTCGGGGTGCTCGTCCCTGTTGAAACTCCGTAAGCGAATACCGCCGCCAGGGAGGCGATAGAGTTGCTTTACACGGAGTTGCCCGTAGTGAGATAGCGCATAGATTTTTCCATCAACTACTTGCTGGTCACCAGTATTTATTGCAACGGTGCTTCCGTCCGGTAGCAGCGGTTCCATCGAGTTTCCGCTCACGCTAACACACACCGCCTTGTCGAACTGGACGCCATAACGGCGAAGGGTGTGTTTCCCGAACCGGAGCTTCGCCTTGGTGCTGACTTCTAAGGCCAGTCTTCCAGACCCTGCAGACAATTCAACTTCCTTCAGGAAAGGCACCTCTACCTCGTCGTCATCAACGGGCGTCGAGTCGTCCCAAATCGAGAAGGGAACGATCTCGCCTTCTGGCTCGGGTGTAAGCGGAGCCTGCTGGTTGTACGGCGCTATGCGGACCATGGACCCTGTTCCCCAGGCCAGCCAACCTATCTCAACACCAAGGAGCCTGGCGAGAGACTCCATCTTCTCCGCGTTCGGGCGCGCCTCGCCATTCAGCCACTTCCCCACGGCTTTAGGCGTGATACCCAGCGCACGAGCAAGCCGCGCCGCCGTGCCATAGGCAGGGTAGCCAGCGTCCGCGGCAGCTTGCTTCAGGCGCTTCGCAAAAGCTTCTCGATTTTCTTCGGGCGATACCATCAGTCCATTCTCTCGTGGCTTGACGGAACTTTCAGTTCCTGTTTAGCTTGTACTATCGGTACTTTCTAGGCGTTGAAAATGAACCTGATCAAAGAAGCCGTCCTCCTTGCGGGCGGAACCAGTAAAGCCGCCAAGGCTTGCGGTGTCAGCCCTCGTGCAGTCAACAAGTGGGTCAGGAATGGTCGGTTGCCTAGGACCGAGCATTCTGGTGAGACAAACCATGCGCAGCGTCTTTCTGAGGCGTCGGGCGGAAGTTTTTCCGCTGCCGAGCTGCTGAGGTTATTGAAGGCTTCTGTTCATGGCGAAGAGGTTACCCGCCTCGGAACTGACGGTTCAGCGCTAAACGTACCTGTTCAGGCATCCAGTGTCGAGGTGGCTCCGTGAGCATTTGGCCTGCGGTGTTCGGCCGAGGGGTATCTCGATGCCTGCCAAGCGGATCAGTTTCGCATGCTAAACCGCCACGGTCCGAATCATTAAACCCGGTTAAAAGCCCAGGAGCTCTCTGCTGGTGGAAGCTCTGCACAGAAATCCGGGGTGAGGCGCCCGAAAAAGGGGCACTGGCTACCCACTATTCCTATGAGCGTTCCGCGCGGAGTCTGGTCAGGGTGACCATCAGCAGGGCCTCTTCAGGGCCTTCGTTTACATGGGCGCTTGGGATATTTCTAAACGGGTGCAGGCTGTCTGCGTCGTTCAACGAAATTCGGGAGCTTGCACTTTGAAAAAGTCTGATACGCGCGTTCGCGCTCCTTCCACAAAGCCGCCCTGACCTGGGCTGCGCTTTTCAGAATGTGTGGAGGATAGGGATTCCCTGTCTCCAGACAGCAAAAAGCCCCGCTTTCGCGAGGCCCTTAGTCGGTAGTCGTTGCAGCGACTGCCTAGGTACTTCTTTGTCTCAAGGGAGACATAAACATGCAACTCAAAAATATCAAAACGTCAAGCCAGGCGCAACAGCCAGTGACCACTGAGGAGGTCGGCTTTCTCCTGACTCCCAGCGGGCTCTGTGCGCTCCAGGTCTGCGAGGGGGTTCCCATCGTAGAGGTGATGCAGCGATACGAGGAGTCGCTCAACGCTCTCTGCGTTTTGCTCAGGCGCATGGCCAGGGACGTCGATCACCCTATGAACGACTCAGAGGCGGAAGCTATCGCGCTGCTCACCGAGGTGGTGGCGGCGATGCACAGTAGCTGCGTGCGGGGCTTGGATGCAGCGGGAGGTGCGGCATGAACGCGCTTCTGAGAGCTCGCCCTATCGACCCGGAGAACAGCTTCTTCAAGGTCAACCCAGGACTTTCCAAGCGGGAAGCATTGGACGAGGCCAGCGTCATTCTGGCCGGGCTCAGCGACATCCTCATCTCCCTCGTCGAGGGTAGCCCCATGGATGGCAATGGCTACCACTCGCTGGCGTACCTGAGTGATGCGGCAAAGGCTCTGGTGGATGCCGCCATCCCTCTGCCCGCGGAGGAGGCGGAAATCGCCGCTGCGCTCAATGCAAAGGAGCGCCGCCAATGAACCTCTCGACGCTGCTCAGCAGTCTGTGCTCCCGGGTCCCGGGCGAAGACCTGACCGATAAACAGATTCTCTCCATCAAGTCAGACCTGGGGTCGGCTCGGCAAGCGGCTCAGAACATGGCGCTTGGTGTCGCCGCGGTCGGGAATCTGCTGGCGAACGTTGGCGCTGAAGGCGAAGTCGGCCAGGAAACCTCAGAGCGCCTCGGCTGGTTTCTGGAGGAGATCGGGGGGGCCATCTTCATGTTGGTTGAGCTCGAGCAGGTCTGCACGGATCGCATCAACCGGCAGAAGGAGGCTCAGCAATGAGGGCCACTCTGGGTATCAGCTTCCGGGCGACTGCGCCCGTTGATCTTTCGAAGGGAGATCAGAAAGCGAATGTCCTGTGCGTGATGGATGACATCGATGCCGACCTCGCATTGGACAGCGCAGTCGACCTGCTTGACGCGATTCAAGGCGGGCTCCTCGACATCCTCGACGAGCCGAGTGTTAGTCGTCGCGTAGTCCTACTTCTTCATGCGGCCGAGACAGCCACTGCCCTGGTCCGTGCTGCCCTGGAGGGTGGGGAGGTGGCCAATGACTAGGCGCATTGGAGCGAAAGCACTCGGTGACCAGCTCTACAGCTATATCGGCGCCATCCAGGACTTGGCTACCGCAGTCCGCGAAGACTTGGCTTTCGAAGGTTGCGAGCCGGGCCCACGCCTGACCGGCGACCAGGTGGATGCGATCCATCTGTCGATTATCACTATCGCCAGGTTGGCTGGCGAAGACTTGATCCAACTGCTGACCGAGCTGGAGGTGCCGGCATGACTGATCTGGCCCCCTTCGGCGGCCAGGCCGCCACCATGACCAGCCGCGAGATCGCGGATCTTGTTGGGTCGCGTCACGACAAGGTGAAACAGTCCATCGAGCGTCTTGCTGCCACCCAGTACAACGACGATGGAAGCATTAAGCGGCAGCCAGTAATTGATCTTCCCCCAATGGGGGAATACCTCGACCCCCTGAATCGGCCGGCATCTGAGTACGTGTTTCGTGGCGAAAAGGGAAAGCGCGACAGCTATGTGGTCGTTGCGCAGCTCTGTCCCGAGTTCACCGGCCGGCTGGTGGACCGCTGGCAGGAGCTGGAACAGCAGGCTTCCCGGCCACTGACCGCCGCCGAGCAACTACTGGCCAGCGTGCAACTCACCGTCGATCTGGAGCGGCGGCAGCGGCAGACCGAGCAGCAGGTGGCAGCGCTGACCGAAACCGTCGGCGACATGGACCGATCGCACCCGCTGCTCGACTCGATCCCCAACGGCATGGAGAGCATCACCGCTATCCGGCAGCGGATAGGGAAGCAGTACGGACTTCCGCCCAGGGTGATCGACGCGGTGGTGCGCGACATGCCGCACAGTCCGCGCCCCTTCGCCATGGTGCGCAGCAAGCACGAGGAACTGAACGCGCGCCCCTACGCGGTCTGGGCAAAGGCCGAGATCAGCAGGGTGTTCGAGCGCTTCGCGCGCGGCTGCACCTTCGTGACCCAACACCGAGCCACGCACCCGGATTTCGGCGCCGGCCGGGAGCGCTTCCAGATGCGCGGCACCCCTTCGCAGGAGATCGGCGAATGACCACACAACCGAAACCGGGCCGGATCACCACTGGCCCCAACGGCCGCCCGGTGATCGCCGGGCCCTGGCCGTCCTACCGTCAATTCCGCGAACTACCTGAGCGTGAGCGTTGGGTTCTTTATGGCCACGCCAAGGCATGCCGCGGTGCGCTTGAAGATCAAGGATTCCTCATGGCCGAGGGATACGACGACTTCGTGAAGCGCGTTACCGAGGAGCTCGATATATGAGTGATGCAGTGCCAGCCGCTCCGCTGGTGCCGGTGGAGGTCGACTTGCGCGGCCTTCCGTTCATGCCGCTCGATGTTGTCCGGTTGCTCGACAGTGACTTGTTCGCGCTCACCAGCGGCGACGAGTTCAAAGCAGCGCTTTCCCTGTGGTGCAAAGCCTGGCTGCAGGTCCCGGCCGCTTCGCTTCCGAACGATGATCGGGTGCTCGCTCATCTTTCAGGGGCCGGTGCGCGTTGGCGGAAGGTGAAGGGCATGGCGCTGCGCGGGTGGCAACTGTGTAGCGACGATCGCCTGTATCACCCTGTCATCGCCGAAAAAGCCCTTGCGGCATGGGAGGAGCGTGTTGCCTATCGCGAGCGCAGGGGCAACGAAACTGAGCGTCTTCGCCGGCACCGCGAAGAGCACAAGCGGCTGCGCGATCAGTTGCGTGAACTCGGGTTCACCTACCCCCACAACACGCCGATGGAAACGCTTCGAGCCGCGTTGCAAGACGCAGAATTGAACATTCACCGAGGCGTTTCCAGTAACGCACCTGTACGCGTTTCAGGGCCGTCACCTGAAACGCAACCGCTACGGCTAAGAGAGGGACAGGGACAGGGAGAGGGAGAGGGATATTTAAAAGATCCCCCCTTACCCCCTGAGGGGGATGCCGCTAGCGCGGCGGGCGGACAGGGTCAGTCGCCATCGAAGTCTGTGCGCAAGAAGCGTGACCCTGCCTTTGACCCCATGACCGCCAAGCCGGACAACGTCAGCACCGAGGTGTGGGCGAAGTGGGTTCAGCTACGCAAGGAGATCCGCAAGCCACTGACCCCGACAGCCTGCCGGCAGCAGGCCGAACAGTTGGCCCGCCACCCCAACCCGGATGCGGTGGTGCTCAAGAGCGTTGCCAACGGTTGGCAGGGGCTGTTCCCCGACAAGGTGGAGCGCCCGCCGGCGACCAAGCCCTCGAACTTCACCAATCTGCCCACGCATACCCGCGATCAGTACCAAGAGGAGCCTGAACATGGCCCAAATTTCTAACTTCGTCCGCGCCCCGGAGCGTACCCAGGGCCCCGACAATGACGCCGAGTGCGCACAGCACGGTCGCTACACCGAGGTCAGTGTGGAGCAGTTCGGCGGCGGTACTCTTGCCGGCGGCTGTCCGGCCTGCCACTTCTCTGCCTTGCGCACGGCCCCCGTCGACAGTGAGCAGTACCAGCAAGCCTTGCAGGTCCAACAGCAACGCACGCTGAACGCTCTGCTGATCGGATCCGGCATCACTCCGCGCTTTCGCAATGCCACGTTGGAGAACTACGAGACTGGGGACGACGTGCAGATGGCCGGCGTCTTGGCTCGCTGCCGCGACTTCGCCGAGCAGTTTCCGGGGCACTACGAGGCTGGCCGTTCGCTGCTGCTGATGGGCAACGTCGGTACCGGCAAAACGCACCTGGGCAGTGCCATCGTGCAGCACGTGATTCGCGCGCATGGCGCCCAGGCCGTGATCGTCAGTGCCGCGCAGGTCATCCGGGTCGCCAAGGGGGCGATGGCGCGGAATGCTCAGTACACCGAGCGCGATGTGCTCGCCGAACTGGTGGGCTTTGACCTGCTGGTCATCGATGAGGTCGGCGCCCAGGGTGGTACGGAGTACGAGCGAGGCCTGCTGCATGAGGTGATCGATCAGCGCTACCAGCAGGTGGTCCCGACGATCCTGATCTCGAACCTGCCGGCTGACGATAGCCTGGCCATGCCTGGTGCGCCGACGCTGCGCGACTTCATCGGCGAGCGCGCGCTGGATCGACTGCGCCAGGGTGGCCGCGCCGTGCGCTTCACCTGGGGCTCTGCTCGCCGCGGGGTAAGCGCATGAGCCGGGAGCTCTACAGCCTGGAGGCGGAGCATGGGGTGCTTGGCGCCATCCTGCAAGCCGGCCTGCAGGATGACCAGGCACTGCTCGAGGACGCCATCGGTAGCGTGACCGTCAGCGATTTCTACTTCGAGGACAACGCTGCGCTGTTCGAGGCGATCAAGGCTTGTTACGAGGAGGGGGTGCCGGTTGATCCGCTCACCGTCGGCATCATCCGTGACACGCTTCCCGGCGGCGCGAAGATCATTCCATACGCCGGCGAGATCGCCCGCACCGTTCCCTCGATCGCGAACTGGAAGGAGTACGCCCGGCACGTCCGGGAGCGCGCCATCCTGCGCCGCCTGATCGCTGCTGCGGAGTCGGTGAAGGCCTCGGCCACTGATGACCGACCGCTGCCGGAGATCATCGCCGGCGCGCAGCAGGCGATGGCGGACCTGCGCGACCTTGAGGACGAGGCGCCGAAGTACAAGCGGCTCGACGAGGTGATGCTCAAGGTTGTCGACGTCATCGACGACAAGTTCAACGGCCGCGCGCCGCAGTGGCCAGGTACTGGCCTGGTCGATCTCGACAAGCTGGTACGCGGCATCCGCCCTCGCAAGATCACCGTTATCGCCGGCCTTCCCGGTAGTGGCAAGACCACACTTGCCCTGCAGATTGCCCAGCACAACGCCTGCGAGGCAGGGGAGCCATGGCTGGTGTTCTCCCTGGAAATGCCCGAGGAGGAGTTGGGGGTGCGCGCCATCGCCTCGCTGGGCGGAGTGGACCTGAAGCGCCTGGACGATCCGCAGCAGTTGGGTGACGACGACTGGCCGCGCATCACGTCGGCGGTGGCCAAGGCCAAGGGGGCGCCCCTGTTCATCTGCGACGATCCCAATGTGACCGCCAGCCAGATCCGCAGCATCGCGCGGCGTGTCAAGCGTGAGCACGGTCTGGCCGGCATCGTCGTCGACTACTTGGGTCTGATTCCGCCGGAGGCGAAGGGGCGCACGCGCAGCGAGGAGGTGGGCAGGACCAACAAGGCTCTGCTGCGGCTAGCCAAGGAGCTCGGCGTGCCGGTCATCGAACTGGCGCAGCTCAACCGCGACTCGACCAAGCGGCCCGGGAAGCGCCCGCAGTCGAGTGACCTGCGCGATTCGGGGGAGATTGAGGCTGACGCCAGTTGCATCCTGATGGTCCACCGGGACATGGACAGCGAGGCCGGCCAGAACGGCATCACCGAGATTCTGATGACCAAGTGCCGGCACGCGCCGCCAGGCAAGTGCCACCTGCAGCAGGAGGGGCAGTTCGGCAGGTTCGGCACCCTGACCGGATACCGCGAGGTCAGCGAGGAAGAGGTGGAGATGGGCCGCCCGTTCAAGGGCCGCCGCTACGGCAAGGAGAGCGCGGCATGACCCTGCATACCTTACAGGTCCGCCTCTCGGACGCGGAGATCCGCCGCCAGGCTGCCGGGCAGGTGGTGACGCTGCGTGATCCTCGGCACCCTGCGCTGCGGTTCCGCTTCCACCGTGACCGTGCGGTGGGATCGTGGTTCGTGGTGCTCGACGGCACTTGGCGCAAGGTCGGCAGTTACCCGGCGCTGACGTTCTCGGCCCTGGTCGCTGTGCTACCCGAGGTGATCGCCCGGCTGACGGCCGATCCGGCAGCGTCGAGCGTGGCCGGCGGCTTGGAAACCCTGGACCAGGTGCTGGAGTGGCAGTTGGAGCGGCAGTTGCGCAATCGCGCGCTGTCAGCCAAGCGCAAAGCGTCGGTCAAGTCGATGATCCGGCGCCACCTGGTGCCGCGGCTGCGCGGGGTGCGGGTGGCGAACGCCGATAAGGCGACGCTCGACCGGTTGCTGTTCTGGCCGCTGCAGGAGGAATTCAGCGTTGGCTACGTGCGCCAGGCCTACGGCGTGCTGATGGCAGCACTGCGCCAGGCCCACCGGCTGGACCTGATCACCGCCAACCCGATGGGCTCGATGAGGTTCACTGACTTTGTGCGCAGCAAGATACTGCCGCGCTCGGCGCGCCTGCGGCCGGAGGGGCTTTCGCTGCTGCTGGCCAACCTGCAGGCGAGCTACCGGGAGCAGCCGGAAGTCACGATGCTGGCGTTGCTGATGCTCTGCCACGGCACCCGCCTTGGGGAGACTAGGACGGCCCGCTGGCGCGACTTCGCCCTGGTGGATGCGGTCTGGACCATCCCCGCCGACGTGACCAAGACGCGAACCGAGCACCAGTTGCCGCTCACCGATCAGGTGCTGTCGTTGTTGCGTGCCCATCGAGCGCATCAGCAGGCGCGCGGCGTCGACTCGGTGTTCCTGTTCCCCGGCACGCGCGGGCAGTCGATATCCGCGAACCAGGCGACGCTGATCTTCAGTGACCTGAGTGCCGGCGACTGGACTAGCCACGACCTGCGCAAGCTGGCGCGTACCTGCTGGACGGAGATCGGCATCGACCACCTGATCGGGGAAATGCTGCTGAACCACGTCCTGCGCGGTGTGCTAGCGGCGTACATCCAGACCCAGGCGCGGGAGCGCAAGCGCGAGGCCCTGGAACGCTGGCATGCGCACCTTGATCGGCACGGCTTCACTGCGATTCACGGTGAGACAGAGCCGGGATGCGCTGCGCAACAAAACACCGGGAACAGCCGCGATACGGCGGCTGAAAGCACTTTTCAGGTTCTCTAAAGATGGAGGAACCAATGAGCAATGTACAAGCGATGGCGCCTCGCAAGGCGATGACGCGGGTGGAGCGCGAGTTCCTCAAACTGGCGGGTCGGGAACTGGCCCAGGCGAAGATCGGGGGCGCAGCCGCCCTTGCTGCCCTGGTGGTCATGATCGCCAACTGGCACGGTGATCGCGGCGCGCTGGGATTTCACGACTATGGCCGGCTCTGGCTGCAGGACGGCAATGCGAAGGGTGCCGCTGCGGAAACGCTGCTGCGTGATCTGTTCGGCCTGAACGGCACGCCGAAGGGGGCTGCATGACTGGGGTATACCGCGATGTGATGCCGGCGATCGTTCGCGTTCTGTCGGCCGATGCCATCGACAACACGGCGAAACAGAGCTGGCAGAGGCTTATCGACAGAAAGGTCGACGGCGGCTTTCGGGCTCTGCTTTCTGCTCAGGACCAGTTCGAGTTCGATTGCATTCTGCACGCCCTGCTGCACCGGGAGCTTTCGCCGGGCGAGTGGGACGTGCTGCATGCTCGCTACTCGACGAATAACGGCCGTCGACTTCAGGCGATAGGGCGCTTGGTTCCGCGCATCCAGACTCCGGCGCCGCACCTGTTCTTGACCAGGGCCGTCTCCGCCTGGGCAATTCCGAAGATGAAGGGGAAGGAGGGAAAGCGCTCCACCGATGTGCTGATCCTATCCGATGAGTATTACGACATGAACCAGTGGGATACCGAGGCTCGTCCTGACTCAACCCGCAACAGGTGGCGCCGTGATATCCGCAAGCAACTCGAGCAGCTTGAGGAGGAGGCTCTGGTGCATGTGACTGAAATACTGGATCGGGAGAAACTGCTCGATGTGGCTTGACGGATGTGATCGGATGGGCGTAATTTACCCACATCTGTTGATCCGTGCGCGCTAAGCCAGATCGACACCGAAACCCGGCCTCCGCGCCGGGTTTTTTGTTGCCTTTCCTTCTGTCATGTTCTGTTGCCTTCCAGCGTTCTAGAGCCTGTTGTCTGGTGCTAAAGTGTGAGGTAGTTCCTACGGAGAATTACCCCATGAAACGGATTTTTCCCGTTCTCGCTTTAGCAATGGTCGCCTGTTCTTCCCAGGCCGCGACGGTCTTCAAGTGCGTTGGACCAGACGGAAAGGTCACGTTCACGCAACAGAACTGCCCGGCCAATCAGGCGCTGGACGATGTTGTGTCAGCCACGAACCAGCGCCCGAGCGGTACCGGCGCTTCGGCGGTGATGGCAAAACCCAAGCCGTCGGCAGGGCGAACCTATCGAGGCGGCACTCAGGCATCAGGAGTAGCGGGTGGTGGCGTGACAGTTGTTGGAGGGTCGGGGCCAAGTGTTACCTGCTCGACTGGCCTGTCCGAGCGGGACCTGCGCAAGGCCAAAGTACAAGGAAAGGTGGTTCCCGGCATGTCCAGGGAGGATGTGGAAAGCATCTATGGGAAGGTGAACCGGAACGGCAGCACAGGCGGCGCGGGTGCTGTCACATACTGGAATGACAAGTACGTCGATCAAACCACCGTATCGTTTGACCGAAACGGGTGTGTCCAAGGTTCGTACCAATCAGGCCACAAAAACTAATTTCAGACTCCACATAAGCCCCGCCGTCGTGCGGGGCTTTTTGTTTCTGCGTAGCGGCAGCAAACCGCAGCCAGGGCGGCCTAACGGGGCCTGGACACTGTCAGCCGGCGGTGCAGTGTTACGGGAAAACACCGGCAGAACAGGCGCCTCATGACCTCGACTCCGCGGGGCGGCCTGTTCGGACTGCGGGGAAAGACCCGCACCCATTCCTGGCCCAGCCCTCGCGCTGGGCTTTTTCATTTCCGCCCCGCCGAGGGGATTCGAGACCATGAAAATGCCCGACAAAGACCCCATCACGTGGGCTGCGCTGCTGGCGTGGCTGTCTGCGCACTATCCGCAGCTGTACGCCGCCGGCCTGTCCTTTGTGGTCGCGCTGACCCGGGTGATCTACGGCGGTGGAACGCGGCGCCAGGCGCTGCTCGAGGCAACGCTCTGCACCCTGATCACCTTGGGCCTGATTCCTGTCCTTGAGTGGTTTGGCCTTCCGCAGAACATGGCTACTGCTGCCGGGGTGTTCACCGGTTTCCTGGGTGTGAAGAAGATCGCCGAGTTCGCTGATCGGATCGCCGACTGGAAGTTTCCGCGCCGGGGGGCTGGCGAATGAAGATCACCGCCGATCAACTCGACCGCGCTACCGGCTGCGGTGCCGCTACTGCCTCGACTTGGGTCGAGCACATCAACGGCGCCATGGCTCGGTTCGAGATCAACACGGCTGAGCGGGTGGCGATGTTCCTGGCTCAGGTCGGGCACGAAAGCCAGAGCCTCAAGCGCCTGGTGGAAAATCTGAACTACTCCGCCGAGGGGCTGCTCAAGACCTGGCCGAAGCGGTTCGCGGCGGCAGAGGCGAAGCAGTACGCACGCCAGCCTGAGCGCATCGCGAACCGCGTCTACGCAAACCGGATGGGCAACGGCTCACCGGATACGGGCGATGGGTATCGATACCGGGGGCGCGGCCTGATCATGATTACGGGCCACGACAACTACGCCGAAGCCGCCCGCGCCCTGGCGCTGCCACTGGTAGCGCAACCGGAACTGCTGGAGCAACGGACCTGGGCAGCAATCGCCGCGGGGTGGTGGTGGAAGTCGCGGGGTTTAAACGACCTGGCTGACCAAGGCCGATTCGAGCGGATCACTCTGAAGATCAACGGCGGCTACAACGGTGCTGAGGATCGAGTGGCGCGTCTCGAATGGGCGCGCGCAGCGCTGGCGGGTGCGTGATGAGGTGGGTTCCATGGTTGATCGTCGCGCTCGTTGCGATGGGGATGATGTGGCGGATGGACCGCCTGAGTCTGCAAGTGACCGCAGAGCGGGAGCGTGCTGACGTCGCGGCGCAGGAGCGTGACCGCAATCAGCAGATGATCGATCTGCAGGCCGGCGTTCTCGCTGAACAGCAACGCCAGCTCGGCCGCGTCGCCGAGATCGAACGGCAAACCCGCCAGCTTGGCCAGGCCTTGGAGATACAGGGTACGCGCCACGCTGCGGCGTTACGGGAGTTGAAAGAGAATGACCAGGCTGTTCGCGACTGGCTGCGTGCTGGCATCCCTGCTGGCCTTGGCCGGATGTACGCCCGCCCCGAAACCACTGACCCCAGCGCCTACCGCGCAGCAGGCCAAGTGTCCGCTGACGCCGTGTCGGCTCCCAGGCCGCCCGCCGCTGGCGAACGGTGAGGATGCAACTGCGGCGATCGATGCCGTTGAAGCTGCGTTGACAGCGTGCGCGGTGCAGGTGCTGGACTGCATCGAGCGACAGGAGTGAACCATGCCGAGACGACCGGCTAAGCCCTGCGCGTACCCAGGATGCAACGTGCTGATCCGACAGGGCTCGCACTGCGAGAAGCATGCGGTGCTGGCTCAGCAGCAGCGGGAGAAGCACCTGCAGGCCGTTCACGCTCGCTACAACCAGTGTCGGGATGAATCCGATGGGTTCTACAAGACCGAGCGCTGGAAGCGGCTCTCCGCTCGATATCGACGGCTGCACCCGATCTGCGAGGAGTGTGACGAAGCTCCGAGCCAGATCACCGACCACATCAAGGCGCGCAAGACTCACCCAGAGCTGAGCCTGGTCTGGTCGAACCTGCGCGCCCTGTGTCGGGCGTGCCACAACCGCGTAGGCGAGCGCGTTGGACGGATCGAGAACGGTGCGGATCCTGGCGCCCCGAGGATGCCCCGAATTGGTGCATTGAAACGCCCAGGGGAGGGGGGTGGCTGAAAGTTCTGGCGGCCAACCTCCCGAACGACGGGGGGAACCGGATTTACGCGCCCGCGAAATTAAAAAATCAGGAGTTGCCCGATGGCAGGCGTCGCCAGAGTGGCCGGCCGGGGCCGGAAGCCCAAGCCGACAGCCAAGAAGGCGCTCGCCGGAAACCCCGGCAAGCGGGCGCTGAACAAGGACGAACCCAAGTTTTCGGATGTGACCGATATCGATGCGCCGGGCCACCTTCGGCCTCGCGCTGCGGAGATGTGGTCGATGATCGTGCCGGAGTTACTCGGTGCCGGCGTGCTGGCCATTACCGACATGCACAACGTCGAGGCGTTCTGCGTTGCGTACGACAAGTGGCGCATGGCTGAGGAGGAAGTGCAGAGCTCGGGAATCACAGTAACGAGTGCCCAAGGCAGCCCGATGAAGAACCCCGCGCTCACCGCCGCCAACGAAGCGATGCGCCAGATGGTGACGTTTGGCTCGCTGCTCGGCCTGGATCCCTCCAGCCGGACCCGGCTCATCGGAGGCAACAAGAAGCCGGAGGCGAATCCCTTCGCTGAACTACTGAGGTAAGCAATGGCAAAGGCCGCCTGCGCTAACGTCGACAAGGCGATGGCTTGGGCGAAGACCGTCCTGAAGGGGAAGGTACCCGCCTGCCTGTATATCCACCAGGCGATCGAGCGGCATTTCTCCGACCTGAAGAAGAGCCGGAGTCGGGACTGTCCGTTCTACTTCGACGCCGAAGCCGCTGAGAAGAAGCTGAAGCTGATCCAGCTTCTTCCCCACACGAAGGGGGAATGGGCGCGCCTCCAACTGACAATCTCGCTTGAGGCCTGGCAGTTGTTTGGCCTGGCTGTGACCTTCGGCTGGAAGAAAAAGGCTGATGGCTTTCGCCGGTTCCGTGAAAGCTACTGGGAGGTACCGCGGAAGAACGGCAAGTCGGTGATCGCCGCTGGCACCGGAATCTCGATGTTCGTCGCGGATGGCGAGTTCGGTGCCGAGGTCTACAGCGGCGCTACCACCGAGAAGCAGGCATGGGAAGTTTTCCGGCCCGCGCGGTTGATGGTGAAGCGCTCGGAACTGCTGATCGCCGCCGCCGGCATCGAGGTGAATGCCTCGAACATGAATACCCCCGCCGATGGCGGACGGTTCGAACCGATCATCGGTGACCCTGGTGATGGTTCCTCCCCGTCCTGTTCGCTGATCGACGAGTTCCACGAGCACGACAACTCCGGCCAGTACGACACGATGCTGACCGGCATGGGCGCTCGCCGACAACCGCTGATGTTCATCATCACCACGGCCGGCGCGAACATCGAGGGACCGTGCTACGACAAGCGCCGCCAGGCGATCGAGATGTTGTCGGGCGTGGTGCCGGACGACGAACTGTTCGCTTGGATCTGGACCCTCGACGAGGGGGACGACTGGACGGACCCGAAGAACCTGGCCAAGGCGAACCCGAACATCGGCGTATCGGTTTATCGGGAGTATCTGGAGAGCCAGTTGGCTCGCGCCATCCGCTCGGCGCGGTTCACGAACACCTTCAAGACGAAGCACCTGAACATCTGGGTTTCGGCGAAGACTGGGTTCTTCAACATGGCCTTGTGGAAGGCCTGCGAGGACAAGTCGCTCACGCTGGAGCGGTTCGCTGGAGAGGAATGTGTCCTGGCCTTCGACCTGGCGCGCAAACTCGACATGAACAGCATGGCGCGGTTGTTCTGGAGGGATATCGACGGCCGACGGCACTACTACTGCGTGTCGCCTCGCTTCTGGGTGCCAGAGGATCGGGTCTACGACGAAGACAACAAGCGGATGGCCGAGCGGTTCCAGGCCTGGCTCAACGCCGGCCACCTGTACGCCACCGCCGGCGCAGAGGTGGACTACCGCGAGATCCTCGCCGAAGCGCTGGAAGCGAACGAGGCCAACCCCGTTCGCGAGAGTCCGATTGACCCGTTCGGCGCGACTGGCATAAGCCACGAACTGGACGACGAAGGGCTGACCCCAGTGGTCATCACCCAGAACTACACCAACATGAGTTCCCCCATGAAGGAGCTCGAAGCGGCCATCGCCTCAGGCCGGTTCCACCACGACGGCAACCCGATCATGACCTGGTGCATAGGGAACGTGATCGGGAAGTTCCTGCCGGGCAATGACGACGTCGTTCGCCCGATCAAGCAAGGCGAGGACAACAAGATCGACGGTGCTGTGGCGCTGATCATGGCGATCGGGCGTGTCGTTGCGCAGGAGCCGCCGGAAGAAACCCTCTCCGACCACATCGTGAAACACGGTATCAGGAAGCTCTGATGGGAATTTTGAAGAAGCTGGGCCGATGGTTCGGCAAGGGCTCTGACCCGTTGATCATCGATACGCCCGAAAAGCTGGCGCAGGTGCTGGGTGTTGCGTATGAGACGGAGTCGGGGCAGCGGGTCACTACCACCACGGCCATGCAACAGACCGTTGTTTTCAACTGCGTCCGGGTGTTGGCCGAGTCAGTTGGCATGTTGCCTTGCCGGCTCTTCAAACAGACGGAGCGCGAACGGATTCCGGCCTTGTCCAACCGTCTGTATGACGTGCTCGCAGTGGCGCCGAACGGGTACATGACCGCGCAAGAGTTCTGGGAACTGCTGCCGATCAACCCGGCGGCGGTGAAACCGAAGCTGAAAGATGATTGGACGGTTGAGTATGACGTCACGTTCAAGAGCGGCGTCGAGACCCTTTCCCAGGACGAAATCTGGCACGTCCGCCTGTTCACTCTTGATGGCCTAACGGGGCTGAACCCCATCG